AAGAACTTGAACAGTTAATAGCTGAACAAAGGGGTGAAGCAGAAGGGTCTAAAGAACCACAAGAAGCTGAACCAACAAACGCTGAAGAACGTAGCTTTAAAAAACGTTATGGTGATCTACGTAGACACCAACAGCAAAAAGAAAAAGAATATGAAGATCGTGTTAGTGCACTTGAGCAACAACTTAACCAAGCAACTAAACAAGAAATCAAACTTCCTAAGTCGGATGATGATATTGAAGCTTGGGCAAAACGGTATCCAGATGTAGCTGCTATTGTTGAAACGATTGCAATTAAAAAAGCAAAAGAACAATCTGCAGAATTAGAGGATCGTGTAAAAGTTGTAGATGAAATGCGGGAAACTGCAGCACGTGAAAAAGCTGAAGCAGAACTCCTTCGCTTGCACCCAGACTTTAATGACATTCGTGATAGTGATGATTTTCATGAATGGGCAGACGAGCAACCTAAATGGGTACAAGATGCATTGTATGAAAATGACAATGACGCACGTTCAGCTGCTCGTGCAATTGATCTTTATAAAGGTGATCGTGGCATTAAGAAAACTAAAGCCTCGTCAAAAGATGCTGCACGTTCTGTGGGTACACGGAACCAACGCAGTAAACCTCAAACAGATGGCACGGGAAATGCCATAAGAGAGTCTGAGGTACAAAAGATGTCACCACAAGAATATGAACGTAATGCAGATGTAATTATGGAATCTATTCGTGCTGGTAACTTTATTTACGATTTATCTGGTTCTGCTAGGTAAAAAGTATTGACAATGTAGTTATTTATGTTATAACTATATGTACAATGAGTAGTACAGCCCCAGATATGGACACCTGTACTACTTATATTCCCCACGCAAACAACAGTCCTTACGGATTACCTAATACGTATGGCCCATATGACATAAAGATCATGACTGATCATTGTGATTTTTAAATCATATGCACCCATAAACGATTAGCCTCCTATATAAGTATCTGTGTGTTTAGCATCTGTTTTGCTAAAGGAGACGAATGTTATGGCATTCCCAACGGCATCCGGTTACGGCAATTTACCTAATGGTAATTTTAGTCCAGTAATCTATTCCAAACAGGTGCAACTTGCATTCCGCAAGGCATCTGTTGTTGAAGCAATCACAAACTCTGATTATTTTGGAGAGATTGCTAACATGGGTGACTCAGTTAAAATTATTAAAGAGCCTGAGATCACCGTAAAACAATACGACCGTGGTACACAAATCACACCACAAGACTTAGATGACGAGGATTTCTCGTTAACCATTGATAAAGCTAACTATTTTGCTTTTAAAGTGGACGATATTGAAGAGGCTCATAGCCACGTCAATTTCCAAAGTCTTGCAAGTGATCGTGCTGCATATCGTTTGGCTGACCAAATGGACCAAGAAGTTCTTGGCTATCTGTCTGGTTTTTCTCAAGCTGCACTTCATGCAAATGCAAGCGCAGTTAATACATCTGTAAACGGTACAAAAGCTATTGATACTGCTTCTGATGGTGCTAACTTGGTTGGTGCAGAACTATTGGCATCTATGTCACTAGACGCATCTGACTTCACAAACACATCAGGAACTGCAGGTGCTGCCAATAACTCTATTGGTATTGAGCCTCGTGCAGGTGGTGCTACTGCTGCAAAATCGGGTACTGCAGGTAATGCATTCCCATTGCAGATTCTTGCACGCATGTCTCGTTTGATGGACCAACAGAATGTTGATACACAAGGTCGTTGGATCGTTGTAGACCCAGTATTCATGGAAGTCTTGAAAGATGAAGACTCACGTTTGTTGAATGCTGACTTCGGTGGTTCTGGTTTGCAGAATGGTTTGGCGGTAAGTAACCTTCATGGTTTCCGTGTTTACACTTCAAACAACCTACCGTCACTTGGTACAGGTTCTTCAACAGTTGGTGGAGTTAACTCAACTAACTTTGGTGTCATTGTCGCAGGACATGATTCAGCCGTTGCAACTGCAGAGCAGATCAACAAAACTGAAACATATCGTGACCCTGACTCATTTGCAGATATTGTCCGTGGTATGCACCTATATGGTCGCAAGATTCTTCGTCCTGAAGCAATCGTTACCGCAGCATATAACTTGGCGTAAGGGAGGATTACATTATGGGTAAAGCTACTTCTTTATTGTCAAAAGCATATATGGTTGAGAAGGAAATTGAACTTCCAACAGCATCAGGTAGAGTCGCAGGACCAACTGTAGGAGCAGGTACGCTTGTTATTGCAGCTGGTGTTGAACTGATTGATGCAGTTGACGATGTAACTTCTTACACTGTTGCTGTTGCTGATGACACTACAACCTTTATGGCAGCTACATCTGTAGATGCAGCTACTGCAGGTACATTTGTGTATGGCACTCAGACGCAAGCGGTTGTTGCTGCATCAGATACAATTGATGCTGTTGCTGCTATTTCTGGTTCGCCTGCAGCATCTACTGCACGTGTATGGGCAATTGTTGTTGACGTTAACGAGGCAACTCGTGGCGCAGCAGAAGTTGACCGTGATACACTAGCATAACTAAAGCAAATTAAGGGGCTGCTTTTATAGTGGCCCCTTTATGCTCATTTAAAAAAGGACTCCAATAATGGCTATCACAACAGCAATGTGTACGAGCTTTAAATCAGAACTTTTGGGTGGTACTCATGATTTGGATACCGACTCAATTAAGCTTGCACTAATTAAAGCTTCACCTACAGGTACATATGGTGCAGCAACTACTAACTATTCTGACGTAACAGGTAACTCTGATGAAGCTACTGGTACTGGCTATACAGCTGGTGGACAGGTACTAGACAACGTTACTATTTCAGTAGATGGCACAACAGCTATTGTAGACATTGACGATGAAGTATTTACTTCCTCAACTATTTCTGCAGACGGTTGTATCATTTATAATGCAGGTGCTTCTAATGCAGCAATCGCAGTGATTGACTTTGGTGGTACTCAAACTTCTACAAATGGTGACTACACTATTCAGTTCCCTGCTGCAGATGCATCAAACGCTATCATTCGTATCGCTTAATAGGAGCATAGACTATGGCTCTAGTAATTAAAGACAGAGTAAAACAAACAAGTACCACTACAGGTACGGGTACACTTACCCTCAATGGTACAGTGGATGGCTTTCAGACTTTTGCTGCTGCTTTGTCTGATGGCGATACTACGTATTATGCCTTACTAGAGCCTAGCACTAATGAATGGGAAGTCGGGCTAGGTACATGGACAGAAGGTTCATCACTCCTAGCTCGTACTACCGTATTAGCAAGTTCTAACTCAGGAAGTGCCGTTAACCTTACTGCACAAGCTGAAGTATTTATTTCACAACCTGCAGGTAAAGCCGCATTCTTTAATGCTGGTGGTGATCTTGAGCTTAATCGTGATCCTCAAACGGCACTACAAGCTGCGACAAAAGAGTACGTAGACACGATTGCTGCTGCAGGTTTGCACTACCATGATCCAGTACGTGTTGAGCGTGAAGGTAATCTAAGTGCTAATTATGACAATGGTACTGCAGGTGTAGGTGCTACACTTACTAACAACAGCACACAAGCTGCATTAGTCATTGATGGCGTTACACTAAGCACAAATGACCGTGTACTTATTTATGAACAAACAGATGCTACACAGAACGGTGTATACACTGTAACTAACACAGGTTCAGCGTCTACAAACTGGGTACTAACCCGATCAACAGACACAGATAGCTATGCCCCATCTGACCCTAACTCGTTTGGTAAAGGTGACGCATTCTTCGTACTAGAAGGTAATGCAGGTGCAGGTGAACTATATGTTATGAACACTGAAGGTACTATTACCTTTGGTACAACTAATATTACATTTACACAGGTAGCTTCTACTGCTGTATACAGTGCAGGTAACGGTATTACACTAACAGGTACTGTCTTTGCTGCTGATGCAGGCACAGGTGTTACTGTAGATGGCTCTGGCATTAACATTGGTCAGGCTGTAGAAACATCTTCTGATGTAACCTTTAATAGTGTAGCAGCAGCCCTAACAGGGAACGTGACAGGTAATGTCAGCGGTGATGTAACAGGTAATGCTGATACAGCTACTGCCCTACAGACAGCACGTAACATTGGTGGTGTATCATTTGATGGTACAGCAAGTATTAACCTTCCCGGTGTTAACACTGCAGGTAACCAAGATACAACAGGCAATGCAGCTACTGCAACAGCTTGGGAAACAGGACGCACTATTAGTTTGACAGGTGATGTCACTGGTAGTGTCACAGGTGTAGATGGTACAGGTAACGCATCTATTGCAACTACTATTGCTGCTAACTCTGTAGCACTAAGCACAGATACTACAGGTAACTACGTTCAGTCTGTAGCTTCAGGCAACTACATTACAGGTGGTACTGCAGGTTCCGAAGGTGCTGCTCTTACAATTGGCGTAGATGCTACACCAAACAATACAGCATCTAAAGTTGTAGCACGTGATGCATCAGGTAACTTTAGTGCTGGTACTATTACTGCCGCACTAAGTGGTAATGCTTCTACTGCATCTACACTGGCTACAGCACGTAATATTGCTGTATCAGGTGCAGTAACTGGTAACGCTAACTTTGATGGTTCAGGTAATATCAGCATCAGCACTACTGCTACATCTGATCCTACATTAACACTCTCTGGTGATGCGTCTGGTTCTGCTACTTTTACTAATCTTGGAAATGCTACACTTTCAGTAACTGTAGCAGACGATAGCCACAACCACGTTATCAGTAACGTAGATGGATTGCAGACTGCGTTAGACGGTAAGCTGTCTACATCAGGCAAAGCTGCTGACAGTAACTTGCTGGATGGATTAGACTTACATACAGGAACTAACAACCAAGCCAATAAAGTAGTTCGTACAAATGGTTCTGGATATGCTGACTTTGGTTGGATTAACACAGTCTCGGGTAATACTACATCAACACTGTCAGACATTTATGTAAACACTAACGATGGTTATATCCGCAAGTCAACACTGGCACATGTGCGTAGTCAGATGGGTGCATATCCCACCAGTGGTGGTACTATTAGTGGTACTGTTTTTGCTGAAAGCCTGCAAGAAGACTATGATGCTTTATCTGGCACTTCTCCCGCACCAGATGCAGATAATGCAGGTGCCTTTAGTCTTACAACAAGTGGTAATACTACATTTACTTTTGGCTCTGTAACTTCAGGACGAAGTGTTGGGTTTATCCTACAACTTACTGCAGGTGGTACACATACTGTAACATGGCCTGCCTCAGTTAAGTGGGCAGGTGGTACAGCCCCAGATGCCCCTGCTTCAGGTGAGACTGATATTCTAGTCTTCCATACTCGTGATGGTGGTACAAACTGGTACGGCGTACTCGCAAGTGATGCTGCTGCATAAGGAGTAAAGCATGGCCTACTCAACTAATCCTTTCTCAGTAGCTACCTTTGGTGAAAGCTATGAGCAGGCCAATGCTTCCTTTAGCATTACAGGTGTAGCAGGTACAGGTGTAATCAATGGTGCAGGAGTTAGCGTTAGCTCACGTACTAATATTAATCTTACAGGTGTACAAGCTAATGGTGCAGCAGGTAGTGCAACAGCAGCAGCCGAAGCAGTAGTTGCACCAACGGGTGTAGCAGGTACAGGTGCAGCAGATGATGGCCTAACATTTATCTTAGGCGTTGGTACTACACCTACTATTACTGGTGTATCTGCTACAGGTAATATAACTAGCTCTAACTCATTTTCAACATTTACAGCAGAGGGTGATGCACAACTTTCTACAGCACAACAAAAGTTTGGCACTGCATCATTACTGTTAGATGGAACAGATGATTATGTAGAGTCTGATAGTAACATTGATTTAAGTTCAGGTGATTTCACAGTAGATATGTGGATTAGACCTGACAACGTTACAGGTTATAAAGGACTATTTCAGTCTGGTACAAGTTCTCTATTAAGTGTTTATTTAATAGGAGATCAAGTCCAAGGTACTGTTGCAGGATCAACGACTCTCTTTATTTCTGATACCAGAGTTTCTGCAAATGTCTGGACTATGATTACGGTTGAACGTGAAGGAAACGTTCATAGACTGTACATTAACGGAACATTAGAGGAATCAAGTTCTACTGCTAACCGCTCAGACAATGGTACTTTTAATGTAGGTAAAAATAACTTTGGTGATTTTGATGGTTACATTGACGAAGTAAGACTTTCTAATGTAGCACAGTATACTGGAACAGGCTTTACTCCACCTACCTCTGCCTTTACAGTAGATGATGACACGTTAGCATTACTACACTTTGATGGTACAAATGCCTCTACAGACATTGTAAATGCAGCTAACCTTGCTTACCTTACTGTAAGTGCTGGGTTTGGTCCTACTATCCAACCTGTAGGGTTTGGCTTACAGATTATTACTGACTCACTGCTAGTAGACGGTGATGAGATAGTAATTGACGCAGATGCTAATATTAGCCTAGCAGGTAAGGGTGTAGGTGGTACAGTATCAGGCAACACTGTCACACTAGATTGTCAGGCTGTAGTATTACCAGTGGGTTTACAGGGTACGTTTACGGTAGGTGACGAAACAATTGATGCTGTACAGTTTGACTATGAATCAATTAAAGATGACTATAGTAGACAACGTACAGTTTATATATCTGCCGCATCTTCTAATACAAACACGTCTTATGTACGTGCAGCATAATAGGAACACAGAATGTCATTAAAATGGCCCAATAAAGACCCAGATGAATTAACCGATTACAGTATTGATTGGTCTCGTTTTATTGCGCCAGCAACCATTAACTCCGTTACATGGTATGTAGATGATGCAGATGGAACTAAAACTGAACTAGTTGCAAGTGGTCCTATTGTTTATGGTATTCAATTAGTGTCAGCTACAAGTACAAATACAACAGCAACTGCACGTATGGGGCTTGGTACAGATAACATTAAATATAAACTATATTGTAACATTACTACTTCTGATGGTTTAATATTTGAACGTACTGTATTCCTACGTGTGAGGGAAAAATAATGGCATATAATTTTCTTGGACTTGTGAATGAAGTAAACCGTAGGCTCAATGAAGTAGAGCTTACAAGTTCTAACTTTGCTACAGCTACAGGTTATTACAATACAGCTAAAGATGCAGTTAATTCCGCTATTCGCCATATCAATCACGAAGAGTTTGGTTGGCCTTGGAATCATGTAGAAGAAGAAGATATACTAACTGCAGGTGTCACACGTTATGGTTATCCTTATGATGCTAAAACAATTGACATGAATAGCTTTAGGATTAAACGTAATAGTAGCTTAAATATCACAACTACTAAATTACAAAGCATGACCTATCAAGAATACCTTGACAAGTATTCTGACTATGAGTACAATAATACTACAAGTATTCGTGGTAAGCCAAACTACGTAACTAGAACACCTAGTCAAGAATTTATTATATTCCCTACACCTGATAAAGCATATGAATTAGTTTATGAATACTATCGTAATCCTGTAGAGTTAGAATTACAAGATGATGTACCTACTGTACCACAAGAATTTAAACATGTGATTACTGAAGGTGCTATGTACTATGCTTATCAATTTAGAGGAGATAATCAATCTGCTCAATTGTCACAACAAAAGTTTGAACAGAGTATTAAGTATATGCGTAGTCTACATATAAATACGTATGACTATGTACGTTCTACGGTAAGGTACAGCAGCCCAAATACATTTGGTTTATTGAAAGTATAAACGTATGACTACAGCTTGGTCCACATTTCCTGTACAATTTACGGGTGGGTTGGTTACTAACATTAGCCCCTTGCAACAAGGTATTAACGCTGTAGGTTCTGCATTTATTTTGCAGAACTTTGAACCATCACTTGATGGTGGATATCGTAAAGTAGCAGGGTACACTAAACTAGATGACGCACAGTTAACGGGTAGTGGTGTAACTCAAGCCCTTGCTGTTGTTGAAAATGCAGATGAAGAACGGTTTATTGCTGCACGTAGTGGTGTATATTATCTAATTAATACAACAGATAGTACCCCTGCTTGGTCTTCACTAGTAACTGCTGTTGATGTTACTTTTACTAAAGCCAGACATGTAAGTTATAACTTTAACAATGCATTAAAGATTGTCTTTGTTGATGGGGTAAACTACCCTGCCTATTATACTGACAGTACACAGTCTATGACTTACATAACAGGTAGTGGTACAGGCAATAGTGCGGTAGAGGGTGCAAGTACAGTAGAGTTATTTAAAAGTACTTTGTTTTTTGGTAACGGTACTGAACTAGTTTTTACTGCACCGTATTCTGACACGGACTTTGATCCTGCTAATGGTGCAGGTAGTATCGGTCTTAATTCAGAGATTACTGGTCTTAAAGTATACCGTGACTCATTGATTGTATTCTGTCGTGATAAAATCATGAGACTAACAGGTAACAGTGCTGCTGACTTTACTCTTAGTGCAATTACAGAAGACCTTGGTTGTTTAAGCGCAGATACAATTCAAGAAGTTGGCTCTGATGTTATGTTCCTCGGTCCTGATGGACTACGTACATTAAGCTCAACTGAACGTATTGGTGACTTTGGTATTGATGTTGCATCCAAAAACATACGTCCTACTGTAACTGAACTGCAAGGTTATGCACAAAACTTTTCAAGTACAGTTATTCGTGGTAAAGCACAGTATCGTATGTTTGGTTATGTGGGCGGTGAAAAGGTTGCTATTGCTAAAGGTGTGCTAGGTACTAAGTTTATTGACCAAGGTGGCACAGGCTTTCAGTGGGCTGAAACAAAAGGTTATAAAGTATACATTGCTGATTCGCAGTATATTGGTGACAATGAGTATGTAGTGTTTTCTAACAATGACGGTTATGTATATCGTATGGAAAGCGGCACATCACGTGATGGAGATAATGTTGTAGCTATTTACGAATCTCCCTTTATGCCTGTTACTGATCCACAGAAACGTAAAACATTTTACAAATTAGATTTGTATATTAAACCTTTTGGTGCCATTAATATTGACTGTAATGTTCGTTATAACCAAAATGACAGAAACAAAATACAACCTGCTACATTTTCATTAGTCTCTGATGCGGGTGGTGGTGGTTTCTACGGAAACAATACTGCAATATTTGGTACTACTATATTTGGTGAGCCTCGTACTCAATCATTTAATAATAACATTGTAGGTTCAGGTAATACAGTAGCACTAAGAATAGAAGATGATAGTTCTAATTCAGCATTTTTGTTAGATACAGCAATACTTGAATTTGCTGAAAACAATAGGAAGTAAGGAAAACTCATGGGTACAGGTTATGTAAGAGCAGACACAGCTAATAACATCGCTAATGGTAATGTTATTGATGCTGATGACCTAGACAATGAATTTAACGCTGTTGAAGCAGCCTTTAATGCTAGTACAGGGCATACTCATGATGGTACTACATCTGAAGGTGCGCCCATTACAGTTATTGGGCCAGCACAGGATGTGGTTGCTACAGCCTCTGTACTGCGCCCTAAGACCACTAACACGGTAGACCTTGGTACATCTAGCCTAAAGTATAAAGATGCTTATCTAGCAGGTGATCTTAGCTTAGGTGATGCAGCCACTATCGGTGGTGCACTAAGTGTAACTGGTGCAGCAACATTGTCTAGTACACTTGCGGTTACAGGTAATCAAACTAACACAGGTGATCTTACTGTAAATGGTAACACAACTCTCGGTAATGCCGCTACAGATACGGTGACAGTAAATGCAGATATTGCTTCAAACGTTATTCCTCATGTTGATGACTCTTACGATCTGGGTGCTGTGGGTTCTGAGTGGCGGGACATCTATATTGATGGCACTGCTTATATTGATACTGGCTCTATTGATACTGCAAATGTTACAACTTTAGCTGTATCAGGCAATGGTACAATTACGGGTAATCTTACCGTTGATGGTAGCTTGTCAGCTTCTGGTTCTATTGTTGCAAATACAGCAAATACACTTACTACTGCACGTACTATTACACTTGCAGGTGACGTAACAGGTGCAGCTAACTTTGATGGTTCTTCTAATATTACAATTACTACAAACTTAGTTGTTGACTCAACTGAAGTTACTGCTTCAGGTGCAGAGTTAAATATCCTTGACGGTGCTACTTTATCAACAGCAGAACTAAACACACTAGACGGTATTACAGCAAGCACAACAGAGCTAAACTACGTAGACGGTGTAACGTCAAACATTCAGACACAGCTTGATGGTAAACTTACAAGTTTTTCACTAGAAACTTACACTGGTGATGTTGACATTGATGGTGAACTTATAGTATCATCCTACAATGAAACCTATCAGGCTGTTACTTCATCAAGTAATGCAACAACGATTAACTGTGAGGCAGGTAACGTATTTAGTAGCACACTAAGTGAAAACACTACGTTCACCTTTAGCAATCCACCTGCAAATGGTACAGCCTATGGGTTTTCATTGAAGATTGTACAGGATGCAAGTGCTAGTGGTTATACTGTTACATGGCCTGCTGCTGTAGTGTGGCCTAACTTAGATCAGTATGCAGCTACAGGTGCTCCACGTCTTACAGGTACAGCATCTGCAGTAGATCAGTTTGTGTTCTACACATATGATGGTGGTACTACTTGGCAAGGCTTCACAGCAGGGTTAAACTTAGGGTAATATAGAATGAGCAATATTAAA